CTCCGTATGGCTATCACCGACGACGGTCCACTTCTTTCTGGACCACTTCAGGTATGCTCCTGTCAATGTACCGCTGATATTCCCGGTCACATCGCCGTCAATCGTTCCCCTGAACGAACCCTCGAAGTCGCCACGGTAGCCGGTCTGGGACATGCGCTCAAGTTTTCCTGTTGCATGTCCCCTGATCCACGCAATGCGGATATAGGAAGCGTCAAGCGGAACGATCATCAGCTCATCTTCCATTATGGTATACGTGCCGCCCTGGGCCGACCGAACCCCCCTTAAAAACTTCTGTTCATTATCGTACCAGGCATAAAGGTCATATCCGTAATGGGAACATGCTGTAAAACGCAGGACTTCCAGAGGCGTGACCGGGATGAAATCAGATGCCCTGTAACCGTCACTTGGTGTGGCTAGCCCCTTGATTTCTCCCGAATAGGGGTCGATCAGGGAGTCCCCGGCATCGTTCAGTTCCACATTCTCGGTCACGGACAGCAGGGCAAGGTCGCTGGTCATGCCAGCGAGCATACGCTCATATACAGTCTGGAGCTGTGCTTTTACCCCTTCATAATCCTTGAGCATGTCTCCCGTCAGTCTGCCTGTTGGGAAGATAAGGGTTGTGACAAGTCCGATTTTTCCTGTAAGTCTCGTACCCTGAATCCATGCGATACGGAGTTTCGCAGCCTTCGGAGGAGCAACGATCAGTTTGTCCCAGAGGTGCTTCACATCTGTAGTATTGGTTTCATACAGACCTTCCAGAAAGTTATTGTCGACGTCATAAAAAGCGTACAGGTACTTCCTGAAATAACCGCTGACTGTAACGCTGTAAATAGAGCCCGGCTCCACATCCACAGGATCGGAAACTCGGTAATAGTCACCCAGATTCTCCCCGTATTTCACTTCACCGCCGTTATCAATGACAGAAGAGGTGACGTAATCAAACTCAATGTCTTCAGTTTCAACCCCTTCTGCCGTGTCAAGGAGATAACGCAGCGCATCCTTCTCCACGTTCTGCTTTGCGCCAATGAATCGGATATGCGCACCTAGGTTTTCGTGAGTGGCATCATCTACATCAACCCTCGCGTCCAGCACTTCTGTTTCTTCTGTCGCTCCGCCAACAATGCTGTCCATACGGGCATTCAGTGTATCTTTAGCGCTGTTCATTTCCTGCCGCCCTTCGGCAAGATTGGCAAGCGCGGCAGCTACCGTCTCATCTACATGGGTTCTGGTGTTGGCGTTGTCCTGGGTAATTGTCTGTGCCATCGCGTCGTTATCCTGCTGGATTGTCTGTGCCATAGCCGTATTGTTCTGCCGGATCGCTGTCTCGGTCTCATCATTATCTGCCCTTACTGCCCGGAGTGTTTCCGTCAGCTGGTCGGACAGATTTTGATACTGCTGGCTGTACCGGCTCGAAAGTGCCCAGTAGTCTGTCTGGTTCAGCCTGGTACCAGCAGGTACTTCCTTTCTCGCTACATAGCTGTCGCCAGTACTTTCGTCCAGCACAACAGACAGCATTTCATATTTTGTATGATCGTTCCATGCCCCGCAGGGTTTGACAACGACTCGCTTCCCCGTATATTTCGCCATATCCTTAATCCTCCTCCAAATAGTACACAACAAGCCGCCCTTCCTCATCCATGTCATAGACAAAGCCGAGCCGCTCATCCGTCTCAAAGTTCATATAGCCGCCATCGTCGATGGAGCACTCCACCAGCACTTCATTGACCCGCTCTACTGTCGCCGAATACGAACCGGAACCCAAGCCAAGGCCATCATCCGAATTGACGCCGAAATAGCCGTCCTCCGTGATGAAGCACTCATACACACCGAGCCGTACTGCTTCTGCCACAGAAGCGTAGGTCGCCGTGAGGATCTTGCGGTTCTTGTTTGCCGCCCGTTCGACGTAAAGGGTAAAAGAAAAGCTGCCGAGGATATCCCCGTCAGCGTCGATCATGACCAGGTCCACCGGATACCGGCCGGATACCTCTGTCATGAAATCTGTGATTGTCACGATGATGCGGTTGTCCATCACATCCACCTTGTCGTTGTGCAAGGATTCTGTACTGTACTGGAACAGTCGCCCGTCAGGCCGCGTGCCCGAATATGCCAGAACTACGTTCGCCGGGATGCTGTATTCCACAGAGCTCTGGTAAAGTGTACATCGCACCTTCCGGGCCATATGATCAAACTGCTTCACATGAACGACAGGAGGCACAAGGTGCTCTGTCAGGGAAAGCTCAATATCCTGATAAATGGATACCGCGCCAATATTGATCGCCATTAGCTGCCTCCTTCCTCCGGAGTCTCATCTCCGGGATTTTCTTCTTCATCTCCACCGGATTCGCCACCTCCCTCTCCGCCGGGATCGTCACCGCCTTCACCACCAGGATCGTCACCTCCAGGCTCTTCTCCACCGGGTTCATCTCCCGGATCAGGATCAGCTGGTTCGTCAGGCTCAGGTTCTGGTGTCTCCGGCTCATAACCGATGTTCACCCATGCTTCGCCTGTCCATAGTTTCAGGCGAAGATTCAACGTATCCAGCCACAGGTCATTTACTTCCGGGCTTGGAGGTTCCACAGCGGATTTCGTTATCGTATCTTGATAGATAATGGTCTCTCCGCCGCCTCCACCATCGCCACCGCCATGCAGGCCGTCAAAGTCAATGATGGTCGTCCAGGTCGTTCCGTTATCCGTGCTGACCGCGATTCCATAGTCCCCGGTCCTGTACTGTCCGATCTTGATAAGCTTGGTGGTATCATTCGGAGCCACCATCACGATTGAATCGGCATCCCAGTAGAACTTGTCCGTGCCGAGGATCTTCACCAGAGCTGTTCGCAGCGTACCAGAACCGAGGATGTTGGCATTGACGCCGACCGCTTCTACAGCCGTCTTAACCACCTTATCCGCTGTGTCCCAGCCCAGCCGCCACGTCTCACCGCCATCCGTGGAAACGAAGAATCCTCGAATGCCGCTCTTCCATGCCCAGGCGCTGTCCTGTAATCTTTCACTGGTGTGCGCATACCGTATGGTCGATCCGTCATCTTCCACGCCGGAGGAATAGTGCAGGCCAAAGAGTCCTGACGCCAGTGTATTAAAGTATTCCTGTTGCACCGTCAACGTTCGAATATCCGTCACCTGTGTCTCTACTCTGTTGATGGCCTCCGTCGCAAGCTGCGCTTCATCCCGCAGGGAGCCAAGCGAACTGGATAAGCTGCTGTTTCGGGAATACACTGTCGCATTACTCAGGGTGATGCTTTTGTATCGTTCCAGCAGCACATCGTACTCGGTCTCCGTGACCTTGCAGCTCACCTCGATGCCGAGCTTGCTGATATACACATGGACGGTATCACAGAGGGAAACCCGCTCTGCTTCTGCGATATCCGCATAGCCGGGAGTCTGCCAGAGCTGGGCAAAATCGATCTTGATGTCGATATCCGGCTCTGTAAGACTCGTATTCCTGAGATAACTTTTGACATAGTTCCTGAGCTGTGCTTCTGTCGGTTTCTCCTCAAAATGGCTGGTGCAGTCCAGAACGGATATCTTCTCATATACCCGCTCGCCTTCAATCGTCACCACTTTCTCTGGCAACTCAAAGAGTGTACCGTCTTCTGAGTGTTTCCAGTACGGATGGACGCCCGTGATCATATTCTCGATGGACCGCTCCATCTTGAAATCGATCAGGTTTTTACCGTACACGATCTTTACTCCGTGATCGGCACCACGATGGCCGTGGAGCATTGCCGTATACATGTCCCACTCATACTCACCGCCATAGGTATCCAGCATGGAGCCGTCCATGCCGCCGAGGCAGCCTCGGACTGTCGCCGGAGAGGTAATCGTGAAGGTCGCATGAGAATCGATGTCCGTCCAGAAATCAAACGGACAGACAGTCGTCACATGACTCTTCAGCGCCGCCATTGCAGCCTGAGAGCCGACTGCGGAAAACGGAGAAACCGTGATGAAGTTCTCCTGATACTGAATATGCCGGGCAGCGATTTCGAGTTTTCCGCTCAGCGGGGTTGTGATCTTATAGATTCGGAACGGCTGGTAGCTTGCCCGTTCAGACGGTTTTGCAAAGATGATGTTTCCCTCGATCAGGTCTTCCGCATGGAGCCCAGCCGAGGAATATTCCATCTTCAGTTCATAGCTGCCATTCCGTTTCTCAGTCACGTAGCAGGATGAGGCATCGCAGAGCTTCCCGATGCCGTTATTGGTGAAAGCTGTTTCTGTTTCGGTATAAAGGCAAGGAATCATCTGCGCTCACCTCCGATCACAGCGTCCACCAGCGTGGGGTAATCTCGACACGGTTGATCGCTCCGCTCCAAGCGATGTGATTCTTGCCCGGTTTCAGGTCTGGGAAATCATCGCTCTTCACATATCCATTGCAGAACCCTTGTGCATCATAAGCGTTATGGGTTTCACAGTTCAGATCGATATATCCGTCATTCTGAAGGATCTGAATCCCCTGATCGCCGATATATACATTGCCTGCTCCGCTGCCATACACGCGGATCAGCGGCTTAGCTCGGAACTCGAATGGATTCTTGATCGTTGTCTCCTGTGTCAGCACGATCTTCCGCTGACCGTCCACGCTCCAACGCTGCGGCTGACAGTGAAATTTCAGTTTCATGGTTGCGCCTTTGTCCCGTTTTGCTTCAAAGGCAATCGCCTCTTTGCAAAAGCCCATGCGGAAGAAATCAGGATCGTAGGTATCATGGAGAACCTGATAACCAACCGGAGCAAGCAGCCATCTCTTCACACTTGCCGTCCTCGCAGGCAGGCCGTCGAAGAAAAAGGCGTCATAGGTGATGTCCAGGTTCTTGAAACGGTGCTCACCGGCTTTCGCATTATCCCGAATCAGATCTCCGTTTTTACCGGGGATCGTCTGCAGCTCCACATCCACAGCCGGGCTGTCATACACACCGGGACCGGAGATGTAGAGCAGGAAATCCTTACTGTTCCTCCCGGCATAAGTGAAGTAGTTCCGTACGTACCGGGTTTTCAGTTCAAAGAGCGACATATCCGAGTCGCTTAAGATCGGCATTCTCTGCATTGATTTCTCCTTCCCGCGCACATGCGCCTTTGTATGTAAAGAGGACGATAGGGTAAGGCATTACCTGCCCCACACCTTATCGTCCTCGTTGAGCATTTCATTGATCCGATGGACTACCGTGTCCGCCAGATCATCGTCATTTTGTGCGTTGTAGCCATTGACCACAACTTGTACCGAACCGATGGACCTGTTGTTATTCACAACGGAGCCACTACCTCCAGCTCCCGCCAATGCAAGCTGTCCTGCATTCAGTTCCGGCAATGGGAGCCCTGTGAAGGCCCCACTAACCGATCCCGCCAGTTCCTTCACAGAAGCAAGCAGGACCTTACTGCTTTCACTGACACCTTTTGTCATGAGTTTCATGAAGTCAGGCATATACTCATCCGCATGGGACAGCGGTCCCTCCTCCGGAACCGAGAAGCCGAGGATATTGTCAACGGCAGAGGCTAGAGAATACGCAGCGTTCGTGACGCGGTAAGCGTTGTTGTTAATGCCGCTGGCCATCTCAATACAGATATCTCGCCCCCAGCCATAGGCTGAGTTGGCGATCCCGCCAAGGATACTGCTGCAGCTGTTGGCAATCGCGGTACAAGCGTTGGAAACATTCGTCTTCATGGTATTTAGCGCAGATGTCATATTGGTGTTGGCCTCGGCCATCTTTGTGCTGATCGTATTCGCTACAGCCGTCAGGCCTTCGCTGAAGCTGGTCTTGATCGCCGTCATCGCATTGGTCACAGCAGTTTTGATTTCCGTCAGCGCCGTCGTGATCGTAGTTTTGATTGTCGCCCAGCTCGTCGTGGTATTGGAAATGATGGCCGTATGCGCGTTGGCGATGGTGTTTTTGATCACACCCATGGCCGTATCCACAGCAGTCTTTATCGCTGTCAGCGCCGTCGTAATCGTTGTTTTGATCGTATTCCAGCTCGTCGTAGTGTTGGAGATGATCGCTGTGTGCGCATTGGCAATCGTATTCTTTACCACACCTGTCGCAGTCGTTACCGTCGTCCTGATCGCTGTACATGCCGAATTGATGGTGTTTTTGATACTGTTCCAACTGCTTGTAGTATTGCTGTTCACAGCAGTCCACGCATTGGCAATCGTATTCTTGATCACACCGGTTGCCGTAGTTACGGTTGTGCGCATCGAATTGCAGGTGCTGGTTATGGTCTGCTGCATCTGCTTCCACATGGTGGAGGTGGTGCTCCCGGTACCGGTCCATGCGGTACTCATCACCTGCTTGATCGAAGCGGAAACCTTGGAGATTCCGCTCTGGATCTGGTTCATGCCCTGCGACACGACTTTCCCGATTTGACTCCAGTTCTGCGTTGTAGCCGTCTGTACCTGGGTCCAGGCTGTTTTCACAGCCGTCGTGACCTGCGTAGCCGCCGTGGTCGTGCTCTGGGCAATCTGTGTCCAGGCAGTGGTGTAAGCTGTCTGCACCGCGTTCATGGAATTGGTGATCGAAGTCGAAAGCGTCGTGCTAAGGCTGTTTGCCGCCGTCTCCACTAGGGATACATTGTCGCTGATGCCGCTTGCCAGATTGCTCATGAAGTCCGGCATCCAGCTTTCCATATCTGCCAGAGGTCCCTGATCCGGCACAGAAAAGTGCAGGAAGTTCCGGATGGCGTTCGCAACGGAAGATGCCGCGTTTTTGACTGTATCAATCGCCCCTCTAATGCCGGAAGCGATATTATTCACCAAATCGGAACCCCAGGAGACCGCTCCGCTTACCACGTTCGTCACAGCAGTTTTCGCATTATTGAAGCCGTTTGTGATGGCCTCCTTGATGCTGCTGACCTTGTTGGTGATGCTCGACCACATATTCTGGAAGCCGTTCACGACGGAAGTTTTCAGATTTGTGACGGTATTGGATACAGAGGTTTTAACGCTCTCCCAGGCAGTGGACACTCCAGTCTTGATGCTGTTGACCGTATTGGTGACAGAAGTTTTCAGCCCTTCCCATGCCGTGGATACGCCTGTTTTGATACTATTGACCGTATTGGTGACCGCTGTCTTTATGCCTTCCCATGCCGTTGTCACCGTGGATTTGATCCCGTTTACGACATTGCTTACCGTTGTGCTGATGGCATTCCAAGCCGTGGATATGGCGTTTTGGATGCCGGTCATCACTGTCGAGATCGTCGTAGAGATCGCATTCCAGACGGTTTCGATGGTCGTTTTAATAGTCCCCAGCACCGTGGAGATCGCCGTGGATATCGCGTTCCAAACCGTACTGAAAGTCGTCTGGATTCCGGTCAGTGTGGTCGTGAAGAAACTTTTGATCGCGTTCCAAACTGTGGTCGCTATGGTTTTGATCGTATTCCAAACGGTAGAAACAGCCGTCGATATTGCGTTCCAAACCGTGCTGAAGGTTGTCAGGATTCCGGTCAGCGTTGTCGTGAAGAAACTTTTTATTGCGTTCCAAACCGTGGTCGCTATGGTTTTGATCGTATTCCAAACAGTAGAAACAGCCGTCGATATCGCATTCCAAACCGTGCTGAAGGTCGTCTGGATTCCGGTCAGCGTTGTCGTGAAGAAACTCTTTATTGCCTCCCAAACAGTACTCGCTGTAGTCTGGATCGTCGTCCAAACCGTGGATACGGCAGTGGAAATTGCATTCCAGATCGTACT